TGGCCTCGCTCAAGCCGCTTCCAAGGAAGGCGGAGCCTTGAGTAATTCATCGACATCTTCTATCCTGCGTCTGACTTTGAGCGCCTGCACACGCATCGGTGGAGCCTTGGTCTTGGACGCCATGTCTTTCTTTATAAACTCCACCGTGATGTTTGCCGTCTCGGCCAACTTCTTGCAGAAGGCGGCATAGCCGAAACTGTGCGCGGCGCAGTGAGCCTTAATCATCTGCTCCTCAATGAAGAAGTCGCAGTATCCTGGCGTGACATCGTGCTCTACCCGCCCCGCAATAGAGGACCGGGTGATGCTCTCATCTGCCTCCCGCCCAGCGCCAAACTCAGCCATCAAGGTGTTGTTGGCGGCGTGCCGCCGGATGACCAGCAGTTTGCCGAAGTGTTCGCTCACATACGAATTAAGAATACTCTCGGCGGTGCGCACGTTGTTTCGCATGGACTTGCGCATGAACGACACTACATCTTTGTACGCCTCAATGATCTGCTTGATCGGCAGATTGATGACGCCCATGTACTTCTCACTCCACAGCACCCCAGCCGTTATGGCGCAGCCAATACCGGCCATCCAGAAGCGCTCGTCGTTGGTGGCGTTGAACACCTTGTACATGCGCTGCACAGTCTCGTTGGTAAGCTGGGGCAGCAGCGGTTCGTTGTCGACCATGTACTCAACCATCTTGTAGCCCACAACGCCATAGTTGTGATGCAGGCTCTTGATGATCTCCACCTCGTCCGGGGTCCACGACAGCGGGTCTTCGATGATGAACTCCAGCAGGCGGCGCAGCTCACCCTCAGATGCGTGCTTGCGCACACCCGTCAGCCAGTCAACGCCATGCGTGTTGGACGATAGTAGCGCGATGGAGAACCACGTTGAAAGGTTCAGCCGCTCCTTGTTTGCGCCTGACTCCATGCGCTCCTTGCCTTTGCCCTCCGACATGTCCAGCAGGAAGCCTGGGAACCACTCAAAGTCCTTGCGAGTGTTGTTGGTTATCTCATCAGAGATAAGCGGGTGGCAGTGCAACAGACCCAGCCTTTGCTGCATTGCAACAGGAGATGTGTTCTTGCCCGTGCGGTACCGTGTTGGATGCCCCCAGACAGAGGCCGCTAACTCCAGCGCCAGCGACTTGCCGGTACCAGATTCAGTAGACGCACAGTGGCCGGTCATGCCCGCCAGACCCGTATAACGCATCAATGGCGCCCCAGTACCAAGAAGCATCACGGCAAGGTGCTTGTACAGCTTACGGTCAATCATCATGTTGATGACGTTGCGCCAGCCGTCGATAGTGCCTTTTGGCTGTGTGAAGGAAACGATGTTCTCCAGCCCCGGCATAGGCACCTTGATGGGAGGTTTGCCTTTGCTAAAGATGCGCTGCGCAAAAACGTAGCTCTTGTCCTCTTGCCAGCCGTAACTGTCCGGTACTTTCAGCGCCTGCTTCTCCAGCCCTGCCTGCTCGACGCAAGCACGAACATAGGTCGACAAGTGCTGGTCGTTGCCTTGACCAAAGCTGGCCAGAACATTTTGCTGGGCCAACGCTTTGACGGTCTCGTCTTTGGACACGATTGACTTAGCCGGGATGAGAATGTCGACAGCACCCTCGGGCCGGAGCGCCACCATATGCACGGTGTGATCACCGTGGTTGTTCAGCATGTCCACCACAAACAGGTCGTAAGGCAGTATCTGCACAGGCTGGCGTGTTTTGGTACCGTCGGCCAGCTCAACTTCTTTTTCTTTGTAGATGCCGCCTTTCTTGCCGTAGGCGTAACCCTTGGGCGGGGTCGGACGCTTTACCGTTACTGCCTCAACTACCGCGCTTTCGCTGGGGATTTCAACTTCAATCTCTTTCTCTTCAACGTCCAGCTTTACTTCCCGCCCCAAAGCCAGCGGGTTGGTTATCTTGCCCCAGTGCTTGCAGCCTTGGCAGATGCCGGGATTCTCAGAGTCGAACTTGATGCATGGATATGGGCCTTTGATCTCCGCCAGTTTTTGCTGCATCCGCGACTGCGGGTAGGGGTGCAAATCGGACAGCCAAATTGCTGCCTTCATGCCATCCTCACACTTTTGCGCAATGCTTAGCCAACCACGCCACAGCGGCTCCATGCCATCGTCTTCTGCGTTTTCAACGTAGTGCGTGAGCTGCGCACAGCCGGAACCAGCCTTGGTCGCCGTGAGAATGTTTTTGAACCGCGTGGTGCTGTTCTCAAAGAGTTTGACACTGGTCGCTGAGAGCGAGCTTTTGGGACGGGCCCCCGGCAGTTCAATCACATTGTTTGGCGCAGGGGCTGGGGCGCCTTGCAGCTTGCTTCTGATCAGATCGGCAAACGCATCAAAAGAAAACTTTACGCCCTCCTGCAGCAGACGCACGGTCGGCGGCGGGTCATACTTAAAGTTAAGCGTGTCAGGATAGCGCAGCACCCGTGCAGCGTCAGCCGTCACCGTCATGTCGATCTTCAGCTTTTCCTGCTTGCACAGGCGCTTGAAGTTCTCCGCTACCGGCTTCCATGTGGTGATGTCAAGCGTGTCAGTCAGCGGCCAGTAGATGTGATACCCGCCACCAGAATCAATCACATACGGCTTGCCCAGCGCATCCAGTTCAGTAGCGGCCATGAAAGCGTTGAACGCCGCCATGCCGTCTTCCTTGGTGCCGTAGGTTTTGGGGCCTTCCTCAGAACAGTCGAGGTCGATAAAGAAGGCGCGGATGTACTGCGCATTTACAGCCTCCCGCGAACCTTCTTCTTTAAATGTGGCCAGGGCAAAATAGGCGTTGCACCCGGCATCAACCCAAGGTGTTATGTACTGTTGCAGCGCATCGTGTGTCTCCTCAAATCTGTGTTCTTTTCTTCTTGTAGTGAGTTCTGCAGCGCAATAAAGCCCGTGACCGGGTGGCGGCAGAACCACCGCTAAAAACTCTTGCGGTGTCATGCAAGTTCCCGGTTTTGTTTAGTGTGTCGCTGCCTCGTCCAACAATTTTGTGTACCGCTTGAGCAACTCCGCCACCCAGGCGGACGGTACTGGCTTGCCCAACATCAAGTAGATGTACTTCTCCAGCTCGTCATCGCTCAGGGATTGAGGTTGTATTCCCGACATATTCTTCTCCATGCGTCATCCGCGTTGTTTGATGTTTGTAAAATTTTGAGCATGATCTCTGCCCGGTCTCGGTAGCCAACGAACACCTCAGTGCCCGTGAACCAGTTATAAACCGTCTGGCGTGTCACGCCCAAAGCTCTGGCGACCTTGGTGACTGGGAAGTCATGATAGACCGCCCAGCGCCCAAGCTGGTTACCCAAAGACTTTGGTGTCTTGGTAACCGCGTCAATAACTTTTTGTGAGTATGGCATCGTGTTGGGTGGGGCGGCTTGCGCCGCCCCTGTCTGTCACTCGTCGTCCCAGTCAGCCACGATGTCGGCCAGCTTGTTCTTCTTAGCTGGCACAGCATCGGCTTTGGGGGCGGGCTTGCGCACCTCGGGCTCGTCGTCTTCCGTGGCCACCGGGGCAGTGGCTTTCTTCTTGGCCTTGGGCGCTTCCTCCTCGGCCTCGTCAGCCGCGTCAGGGCGCTTACCCTCCAGCATCATCGGGGAAGGCTTGGCACCATCAGCAGCGGCTGCGGTCATCATCACGGCCCGCTGCGCCTCAACTGACTGTCCCTTGTCCTTGGCAGTGTCGTACTCGTCCTCGGTCAGCCAGCGCTGCGGCGCGAACACCAGCTTAGGCGACTCTGCCGATGTATCGAACTTCATCCGGGTCACCACCATGTCGAGGTTGACCGGGGGAGTCTGCGTAGCCGCCCACCGTGCGTATGCTTGCAGTGGCAGCTTGTCGCCTTCACCCTTGCCGAAGATCGAGGTAGCAGGCAGCGTGAGCTGCAGCACATCTCCATCGGGGTTGTTGGCCAACACCACAGCCAGACGCTGTTGATAGCGGCAAGCACGGCTGTTACCGTTGCCAGAGCCTGCTATGTTTTGCTGACACTTGGCGCAGCTTGCTGACTGCGGCGACTTGATGGATTTGTCAGGGGTTTCACCGTCATTGCTCCAGCAATCAGGCGCTACAGCCGCTGCATCCTTGTCGTACTTACCAGCATAGAAGATGCGGCTGACCTTAGGGGCAGCCTTGACAACGATTACGTCAAGGTGACGGTCTTCAATGTTTGCGATCTCCTTGCCGCCTGCGACCAGACGGAACACGCCACCTTTGATGGAGACGCGCTTTACGCCGGGGCCAGAGACGCCACCGGCCAGGGCCAGCGTGGTTTCGGACAGTTCTGCTTTAGCTACAAACGCGGGTGCTTTATTGGCATTGAAAAGTGTGATATTGCTCATGATAGTGCTTCAGTTGGTTGGTTTGCGTACCGAGATGTCATACTCCGCGTGGGAGTTCAACCCGGGCGGTACGAGCCCCGGATTTTCTTCAAGGAACTGGCTCATGTTGCCCTGGGCGATGCGCTTCTCCAGCAAGTCCACAGCATCATGCTCGACTACGAACTTCTTGAACGAGTCCCAGTCTTGCGTGTGATAGCGGGTCTTGACGGAGAGCACCACGGTGCCCTGGGGCGTGCGAACTGATGTAACGCCCATCGTCTTCATCATGTCCTTCATCGCGTTTTTCAGCTCTTCCTGCTGCGCTTTCAGGGCTTCGACCTTGGTGTCGTACTCCTGGGTCAGCGCCGTGATCTCTGAGCGAATCTTGCGGTAAATTTTTGCCAGACGATCAAGCGGGATCGTCTCGGTTTCCGTTTCAGTCATTTGCTTCTCCATGTTGTTTTGTCTAGGGTTGGACAGTGTACTGGTTTTCTGGTGGTGCGCAACTCCTTTATTCGCTGATTACGTTGTTGAACATATCGGTCAAGAGTGAGTTGTCGCTCACTTTGCTTTCAAGGGCTTTGAACAGGCGTTTCTCAACCGGGCTTGATTGGATGTGCACTACGGTCACTTTGTCGCTGGTCTGCCCTTTGCGGTCGGCACGAGCGCAGCACTGGATGTATTGCTCCACGCTCATCAGCGGGCCATAGAACACTACGGTGTCTGCAGCGGTGAGCGTGATGCCGTGCGCTGATGCCTGGGGCTGCATCACCAATACACGCGGGTCGGGATCGTTCTGGAAGCGGTGAATGATCTGCGCACGTTTGGTAGCAGTCACGCCGCCATGAATTTGTTCGTTGGCGATGCCGCGCTTGGTCAGATGGTTGCTGATGGTCTCGATCACGCTTAGGTACAGCGCAAAGATGATGACCTTGCGGCTGGTTTCTTCCAGCACTTCCTCTAGCACCGACAGGCGGGGCGAAGCGTCGAACTCCACGACCTCTCTGTCGTCTGTGTAAGCAGCGCCGCAACTGATCTGCAGCAGCTTGTTCATGGCAGCAGCGGCATTGACAGCGGTGATAGTCTCCCCTGCCGCCTGGATCAACATCTGAGTCTTGAGCTGGTTGTAGTACTTGGCCTGCTGCGGTGACATCTCCACCTCACGGGTCATCGTGATGACCGGCGGCAAGTCCAGACACTCGGCTTTGGTGTAGCGGATGGCAGGCTGTAGCGCTTCAAACACATCGTCCTTGGCAGTGGCTTTGGGCACCCACTTGTACATGGTGATCTTGTTCATCACCTTGTCACGCCATGCAGTGAAGAATTTGGGCACACCTTCGGGGTTGACTAGCTTGGCGAGACCGTATGCATCTGTAGGAGATTGCGATGCCGGTGTGCCGGTCATCATCCACAAGTATGTGTTGGGCGTCAAGATGGAAGCCAGCGACTTCCAGCGCCGAGTTGTGTTGGTCTTGTAGGCGTTGGCCTCATCGACAATCACCAAATCAAAACGTCCATCGGACTTGATCTCATCGGCAATAAGGTTCAGTCCTTCGTAGTTGCAGATTACAAACTCGTAGTCTTGCTGAAGCATCTCAATGCGCCGAGATGCTTTCGGGTGGTGGGCAATGATGGCGCTGCGATGAATAACGCTGTTGTTGATGTCACCCATCCAGGCGCTGTGCATGATCGACAACGGGCAAAGAATGAGCACCCGGCGAATCTTGCCAAGCTTCATCAGGTAGTCCGCAGCCCACAATGCAGAGAGCGTCTTGCCGGTCCCCGGTTCGGAGAAGACAAACGCTCGGCGGTTCATGGTAAGGAACGCAGCCGTCTCGATCTGGTGCTGCATGGGCTTGTAGCGTCCCGGCCAATCGTAGCGCTTGGTGATGGGCGATGGCACATCCTTGACGCCCAGGTTGCGCAGCACACGCGCCTCATCCAGTCCCCAGTACACAGCGACTTCATAGCCACCGTCGACAGGGCGCACCTTGTGCTTGGGGATGACGCTGTACTTGTGGGGGTTGCGCGTCTTGAACAGCAGCGCCTTGTTCTCAATAATCTCCACTGCTTCTCCTTAATTGTTATTTGTTGTCGCCTTGATTGGCGCTCTTGCTTCTCAATCGCAGATTGCCCGGTGAGGTCTTGCCGCCTTTGCGTAGCGGCACCTTGTGGTCGATGTCTTTGCCGCTGCGATCGATGCCCTTCTTGTCGTAGAGCCTGCGGGCCTTCTGCCGCTCCAGTTGATCTTCGGTCTCGCCGGTTTTCTTTTGCAGCTTGTAGGCGTGTTTGTAGTCACGCTTGCCGTTGACTTGTGTCATGATGTCCTCTCAATGCTTTGGGTTGAATTCGCAGTTGGTCACTTGGCACCAACCACACAGGGGGGTTTGGTTTGGGTTCCACACGTTGTTGTCAAAACACGCTTGCAGCCGGGCAATGCGCTCGCGATACTTCCACCAGTAGTCGTCTTTCTGATCCCGCGTCATCGACAGCTTGACCATATCGTTCTTCACAATAAACAACAAAGCGGAGTTGACCTTGCGGATATGTGGGAAGTGTTCAAAGACCATAAGCGACATGAGCACAAGCTGGTCTCGATCTGGGTATTTGTTATTGCCGGTTTTCCAATCGCCAACCCAGGCGGTCAGGTTGTCATCGTCAATGATTAAGATGTCTGCTATGCCGCGCACCCATGCGTCGGGTGACTTCCAGCCAGTGGGCTTGAGGTCTGCGGTCAGCGCCATCTCATACTCGGCCAACTTGCGCCCAGGCTTTTTGATCATGGCGTCAGCCACATCTTTGAACTGCAGATATTCTGGTGGTATCTCCTTGCCGTCTCGGATGTACAGCTCCAACGCTTCATGTACTTGATTGCCGTAGCGCGTAGCTTCCGTCTCTTGGAACGGGTAGTTCTTCAAGACCTTGACTTCGTGGTACCTGCGGGCGCAGCCTTCGAAGTCTTTGAGGGAGCTATGTGACCAAGTTATTTTCTTCATTTGAATTGTGCGGTATTGATTGCTTTGGATAGGCGGTTGGCAAAGCGTGTTACAAACTTCTCGTTCTTGTACAACTGGCTGCCCATGTCGTAGAGGATTGCGTGTGTCAGCTCATGCCAGAACGTGTCGCTAACTTCTGCCTTTGAGTAGGGCTTGTTGGTGGTGTTGCTCTTGGTGGCAACTTCGATAGCGCCAGTGCCGTAGTACACACAGCCCATCTGCGCCCTGCGCTGCATGGTCTCTACGATCTCTACTGAGTACCAGCGGTCGCCGACTTTGATTTTTCTGGGTAGTTGCATCTGCTTCTCCTTTGGTTATTTGTTTTGCATGTGCCGCAGCGTTTGGATCAACAGCCGCGACTCGGCCACCAGTTCAAACGCTTTCTCTTCCGCTTCTGCCAGCGAGTGATGAAGGCACAGGTCGTGCACATCCTTAGCCAAACGCTCGATGGTCATGAGCGGTGATGCGTAGTCAATCAGTACATCGTCTCTCATCAGTTTTTCGCCATTCCATATCTACGGTGCACACCACCGTCAGCGGCCAAGGGTATCCCCGGCAAGTAGCTCGGCTCAAGTGTCATCTGCTCGATCATCCACTTGAAACCCTCTTTGGCCTCACTGTCTGGTACAACAGCGATCTGCTCATCGTGAACAGTACCGGCCACGAAGTACCTTTTGGATACTCGCAGCATTCCGTCAGTCATCACAACCCGCGCAGTGCCCTGCACTACGTTGTTCGTAATCTTCCCACCGTACAAGGGCGTGGCCTCCGGCCCATACACCCACCGCTTGGCACCCTTGTCATCCTTTTCTTGACGCAGATTGGGATACAAGATGCTCATGCCACTCGGCAGCACGATCTCTTCCTTGCGGAAGGTAAGGCATTTATACACGATCTCCTCGCCCCCCGCAAGACACCGAACCAGCAGCTCCTCCATTAAGCCCCAGAAAGCTTTTACTGGCCATGCTGCAGCGCGGTATTTGTCGATGATGGCCTTGGCTGCCACGCAGTGGACAAGCAGCTCTGCCTGGGTGCAGGTGTGCGGTATCTCCTGCATCCGCTTAACGTAATCGTCGTTGGCAATAAACGCCTGGATGGCCTCGGCTGTCACGCCCAACTTCTTGGCGTCATCTTTGGTGTAGCGCAGCGGTGGTGCGCCTAGGAAGCCTACGAGAAGCTGCTGCGCAAAGCTTGCCCACCCCAGCCCATAGCCTGCGCCCAGCAGCGCGGACTTGGCTGACTGCCGTTCAATAGGGTGACTGTCCTTGGTCATGCCAGGGATACCAAACATCTGCGCACCAAACTGGGCGTACGGGTCACCCTTGGCGCGGAAGATTGCTAGCAGCTCCTCATAATCAGCTAGCCACGCCAGCACACGCGGCTCGATCTGTGACAGGTCGCCAACGGCTAACTGGTAGCCTTCCGGGGCCATGATAGCCCTGCGCAAAAAGCTGCCGCGCTTGAGGTTTTGCATGTTGATGGCGCTGCCTTTGCTGGCTGTCCAGCGTCCGGTTGCTGCGCCGTAGTAGCTCAAGGGGACAGGCAGCGAGCCACGGGTGGCGATATCGTAGAAGCGTTGCGCACGGGTGCGCTCGGTGGTGGACTTGACCTTTAGCCGTGCCTCACACAGCCCGGCCACATCTTCGTTGTCTCCGTTAAGCAGAGCTTGAAAGAGAGCGTCGTTCTTGGCCAGAGCCAGCGTCATCTTGCCGGTGGTCTTGCTCTTCTTCATTGGGGGCGTGACGCCCAGCTCCTTGAGCTTTGCAGCAAACTGCGGGTTCGATGCCAGCGCAGCTTCGTCCACACCGAGCTTGCGCAGCAGTCCTTCCCGGTGCTCGCGCTCTTCCTCGATGGCATCGAGCAGCATGTTCTTGTCAAGCTCAAGCACCGGGCGGGTGTACATCTTGAGCGTCATGTCTATCAGTCGCAGCTCTTTGGCTGGATAGTTTGCAACCAGCCGCTCGAAAATCCGTTCGCACAGATATACGTCGTGCTTGCAGTAATCGGCAAGTTCAGATTCCATGTCTTTATCAAGCTCGGTAAGCCCGTCTGTACTGTAAACAGCCTTTCCTTTGGGGGGCAAGCCGTAGTCTCGGGCAAGGTCTTCAAGTCGGTTGCCAGCCCCCACGCCGCGTAAAGCTCGCGCCATTGATAGTGTGTCGAAGATGAACGCGGGGTGTGCGTTATATCGCCACCCCAAAATGGATACATCGAACTGTGCGTTGTGCGCAAGCACTGCGGTTCGTCCCCAGTCGATTCCAGAAAAGTACTCAGGTAAGTCTGGTCCTCCAACCCATCTAATAGGCTCGTCGCTTCCGTATAGATGTGTGCAAACTCCAAAGCAAGCAAATCTCTTGTCACGGATGTACTCCTCGGTTGTCATTTTGGACAGGGTGTAGTCCTTGCTGCTCCACCTCGTTTCAAAATCAATTGCCAGAATCTGATCGTACGGTTTGCTCAATTAAATTTCTCCTTGGGAGGGGCGTCCTCCATCGTCACCTGATGCATGTACTCACCGGCCATTGTTAGCAGCGCCGCAGCGCTCATGTCTGTGGCATTGACCGCAATCATTTTGAGAGCAGCGTATTGCCCGCGCCCAATCAGCACCAAGCCGTGCAGCTCGTCGTCGATGTAGCACTGTATGAGTTCAGAGATGAGTAGCTTCAGGTGTCCGCGTTGCTCATCATCCATCTTTGCCAGCGCTCGTTCCATGTCTTCTGCAGTTTCAATCATAAAAATCTCCTTTTGTTTTTACCCACAGCAATCTTTCTTTGAGTTCATCGATGTTAGTCTCCCTAACCACAAAAGCAAACCCACCAGCGGCATGGATTGCGGCCAGCTCTTTGTTCTGAAGCGCAGTGGTCACGCCTTTGCCCGCCTTGCATTCGATGCCGATGAAGCGTCCGTTGCAGCAGCATATGATGTCCGGTATCCCAGCGCGGCCCATGCCAGCTTGAAAGGGTGAGAAGTGGTAGATGTGCAGCTCGTCAAGGATAGCCTTGACGGCTTTCTTCACCTTGCCTTCAGGCGTCATCGCCACGTTCCACCTCCTGCAGCTTTTTCATGTAGTGCCGAGCCTTGCCAGCGTCATCACTGCCGTCTTTGCGCCCGGCTCGCAGGCTGTACTTGATGATGTTGCCCTTGAGGAAGCCAACAAACTCAGTGTGCGTTAGCACTGCTTCCATCACATGCCACGGCTGGATGGGCATGTCCTTGTAATGATTGCCGCTGACCTGTAGATCATCAGCGCGAGTTCCGTTAAGTCCGTCTTCAAGTTTCATAGCCATGCTTCCTCTGCGTTAATGATTTGATTTGCCTTTGCCTGCTTGTGCAGGTACTCCAGCACTTTTGGGTCCGCCCGCTTGAACGGCCACCACTGGCCGCTTTGGAGCGCGTTTAGTTCCGACTGCTGTGACGGACTCCACCGTGGTGAAGCGGTGCGCTGTTGTGCATGTGCGTCGGCGGTAGATGGTGTTGGTTGTTTCATTGTGTCGAGTCTCCAAAATCAGCGTTCCTTTTCCACAGATAGGGCATTTCATTTCGTTGCCGCTCCTTCACCCGCTTCACGGGCTGGGTTGGTGATGGGGGTGTTGTCCAGCATCTTTCTTCTCCTTTATCTTGTCAACTGCGTACCACATTGCTTGTTCAAATGTCCATCGGTTGCCCGGTTCGGCTTTATTAACCGCCATATAAATATCCAGCACAAGTTCCCATAACTTATCGCGTTGGCGCAATACACACTCAGGACGTTGGCAACTAAAGCTGCATGAGTGGATGTCGGTGTAGTCAGTCATTCAAAGTCTCCTGTGTAAGCCCACCAGATGACGGCTGCGTAGCCGCCAAAGAACATGATGTAGTCCCAGCATGTGATCATGTCTTCCCCTTTATCTTGTCCCAGTGTTCGCCATAGA